CTCCTTCATGGGAACACTCAAGGTGTGGAAACTAAATATACATAACATTCAATTAGAGGACCGGGTGGTCTTTAAACCGCTGGGAACCTCCATGTCATGAGTCGAACCGCTTCAATATTAGTTTAGATTATTAGAGTAAAAGACGTTTAACAAACTGTCGCTTGCTCAACCAATAATAATCATCTCCTCTTGCACTTAAAGGGAGCTGCTAACTGAAGCCGTAGACCTAAGTATTTTCGTATTTTACGATTTGATAACACTGAATAAGGATGCTTAAGATTCACATTTTAAGCGCTTTACTTCACGCCCTTACCCGCTTTAATCCGCCAATTAGGATGGCCTTTCTTATCGGATTCCATACCGAAAGACTAAAGGTAATTTATCATTTCAATACGATTATTCTTCGTATGATATTGGATATGTATATTTGTTTCTATTTTGGATCACATTGTGATCTACTACTTGACTCAGTTCTAAAATTATTGCTAATTCTAAAATCTTTAAGTATCTTATGAGAAAGTCTTGATCAACGGCGAAAGATTCGCACTTGATAAGGCAACTTACCTTCAAGTCTTTTGACTTTCTTAGATAAATCAACCTTAAACGAATCGATTGCGAGAATTGAAACTAATCTATTGGCTCGGAGAAAATAATCTAGAGCTTGATCAAAGGTTCGTTCTTCCGGGACATAAAATTGTCCACGGGATTTCTTACCTGAAATATGATCAACATCTTCGATAAATTTCTCGATCTCCAATGCTAAGGAAGTTGTTTCATTCCAATGACCTAAAGTTCCCGATCGGAACACATCTTCATAAAAGATCCTCATGGCTTCACCATCATCAAAATATTCAGTCTCATCTTTATAGAGACCTGGATAACTGATGCGGGAGTCACAATTTTCTTTAATAAATTGAAGTTGCGTTCTTCTCATCTCCAGTAGATCTGAATTTCTAAAACATAGACGATCTCATAGAGGCCTTAAGACTTGATCAGTGAATAAAAATAAATATTCCTTATTAAAGTTCTTAGGGGCCCCCCTACGAAGGGTTAGAATATCAGTTTTAAGATCAGCTTTGACTATATTGGTTAAATGAACAGCTTGTAAAGCATGATTCATTTTATTAAAACCTTTTCGTCTAGCCTTGTATCCAAAACCGAGTACTCTAGCCTGTCTATCGAAATTCAGGTTGAACTTCCTTGCAAAAGAAGCCCAGTTCGTCAACTCGTTGATAGACGTTTGTAACTCCTTAAAAGATATAGGAGAAACGTTCTGTCCGTCGATGAACGTGGATTTTGCAAATTCAAGACCTTGACCTTTATGGCTAAGGACCGATTTCGCTAACCCACATTCAACCCCCAGATCATCCATGATCTGTAGGTACCTTCGAGCGACTTTCCAGTCTGCGATCACAAGATCGTCACCAAGAACAGCATATTTATCAAATAAGCGGTTCTTAGGACTTCGTTTCGCCTCTCACGCCGCAACTTGCACTATAAAATGATGAGTGTAAGCTAGCATAGCTCAAGAGGATAAGGCACCCATAGGTTGTCCTACGGAATACCTTACAACGGTATTTATACCAAAACGTTCGTCTGATAGTCAATACCCTCTTTTTACTAATATGGCTGCTCATGTCTCTCCGAAATCCTTAGATGGAGTTGGAATCAACTCGTTAAGAATTTCTTTTTGTAGAGAAACTGGCAGACGATCAGTTGCTGCACTAAGGTCTAAGCTAAAGAATGATTTGATACCTTTCATCCGAAGCAAACGATGAATAGGTTTCAATTGATTGAAGGTCCCGTCAGTTCGTATTCCTCTCAAAATGGAGAAGAGATACTTATGAACAGGACCTAACAGTCATTGAGTAATCGGATCAACCATAGCAAAAACCCTTACCTTACCTGCCGCCTCTATTTTCAAACTTAACTTCCCAAGGACTCGGGTTATTCCCTCATCCCACATACTACGATCTAAATGCTTGAAACCATTGGTCGAGTCTTGGATATCTATTGTCTTCGCAATGGAAGATCTAAGCCAGATCTCGTGGTTTCTTTTAGAGAATATTTGGAAAATTGTTGAAAAGTTATTATAAAAATAATTATAAAACTTTTTCATCTCCGGATATAGGCTAGAAAAGTAAACAGTTCTAGTTGCTTCTAAGAGGCTAGAAGGATGCGTAGCTCAAGGCTTCTGTTTAAAATTAACAGAAGGCTTAAATGAGTTATAAGCAACTCGTCCCGTCAATGAAGATGATTTGAAAATTGGAAACATCTGGAATCGTTTCGCCAAAAAGGTAGAAGGGTCTGATAAAGACTCTCTATTTTTCCTCATTAGCTTATTGAAACCAGATATGTATTTCGCAAATCTACCCATATCGAAAGATCTCCCAGGAGCTGTAATAGTTTTCAGCTTCAAGGGGCCAAGGAATTCGATTACCCGGTAAAGATAAAACACGCTTAAGTAAAAGCGAATTAAAATCAAATAACCAGGTTGTCGATTCTTGATAATCAATCGATGATGAGTGGGTATTATACGCGGAAGGCCTCCACCTTTAGTCCTAGAAACTCTAGGACCTATCTGTGTGAGATCTTCTATAATGTATCCTGAAGAAGCCTGTTGTAGAGATACAGCACAGGACTTAAGGAAAACTGCTAACCCTTTATCCCCCTGGGTCATCAGTACCTTTCGGAGTCTTCAAGATAAAACTCTCAAATTTGATACAAAAGTCAAAGTAGTAGATCCTCCTGCAATTACTTTTATCTTTAATAAGATATCTGTAAAAGCAGTCTTCGCTTTTACACGAAGAATGTCAACAAGTTTTGCACACTCATAGGTCCACGTCGCAAATTTAAATGATTTAAAGAAATTTAGATTGTTTTTATTTGTAGTGTATTATGATATGCTTACTTGTACTTCGGTTTCCTAATCCCAAAATAGGGAGAAGGGCCGCAGACACCATGTGAATGGAAGAGGAAGCTACTCTTGTGGTTTCTAAGATGTGGGATGACATTAAACCCGTCATCTGATCTTAGTCCACCAGTATCTTGATTCGATATAAATTTTATCGCCACTTATTGTTAGGGTACTAACCCAACGAATAAGTTTGCTTTGCGAAAAGCAAGGCCCTTATTATTATAAGGAATATGGAATACTTCACGGTTGTTTTTGGAATCAGGCTTAAAGCCTTAGGTCAGACATGTTTTGACCCCTTTCC